TGGTCGGCATTGTGAGATAAAAATTATAAGTATCGCCACCCTTATCACTATCTTTATTATTCCTGCTTGTCACCGCTTGTGCGGCTTCTGCTCTTGATAATACATATCCGTTTTGTGAAGGGATAAACATTTCTCCTCTGTACCCGTATTCTTGCCACATATATGAACCACCTGAAGAGACTTGACCACCACCCGCTTCCATCTGTGGAATGTTCCCCTGTATTTGAAAGTTTACAGGTATTGTCACCTGTCTATTTAAGCTTGCAAGGTAACGATCCACTTCGTCCCTATTGTTCATAATCATGTTTATATTGATCGGCACGTCATCGGGCAAGTTTTCAAGATCGGTTTGTAGCTGTCTGACTAATGCAGAATATTCACCAACCGTAATTTGCCCCTCACCCAAAAGCCGGTTATATTCTCCCATTTTCTCTGTGGCATAAACCGTTTTCTGGTCTATCAACCCCATGCTTTCGGCAAGGGCATAGGTTTGCTCGTCTGTCAATTCTGAAGACAACTTTACAAACAACAGCGATTCATTATAGGACTTCATGGCAGAATCAACACCTCTGACATCGGTTTCTAAATTATTGGCAGATTCGCCAAAATCATCAGTTGCCTCTCCAGCCAGAACCACATAATCGTAATAGCTTGCTGAGGTTGTGGCAGCTCTATCTGCCGCACCTTCGTAAAGATCAAGCCAATGTGACACAGTCTCTAAACCATCCCTGGTATGATAAAGCTCATACCACAGGTTGCTAAAGTCCTCTGCTGCTATTTTGTTGGTCTCATTCAATTCCTCTAACTTGTGTTTCACATTGACAAAAGAATTGTTACCCTCTGCCACCTCTGCCAAATATTCGATAATCGGCTCAATAGCCTTGGCAGTATCCTTTTTCATGTTATCCATGCTGGTCTTTACGCCAGCTTCAAGCCTGTCAAACGCCCCTTTTGTGCTATCTGCAGCATGACCAACCTTGTCAATCTGCTCTTCGGCTTGCTGTAAAAACGCCTCGGTAAAAGCGTCCTGCACCGATAGTCCGGATTCTTCTAACGCTTTCACCTTTTCATCAAATCCGTCTACACTAACGCCCAAGGCGTCAAACCTCATCGTTGTCTGGTTTGTCAGAGTCAGCACCAACTGGTTCATGTTCATGCCAAGCGCACCGGCGACACTGGTAAGCCTTACAACCTCATCATGGGAATTTGCTAATCCAAGCGCCATAAAGTCCATTGCACCTTGCATTAGCTCAGCGTCTGATTTTAACCCCCTGGTTGCTTCCCTAAGATCACCCATCAGGGCATCGGCGGTCGTGTCTATTGATTCGGTAAGGTTGTTGAAACGATCCTCAACGTAAAGCAGGTCTGCGCCTTCACGCCCAGTTTCGTATACCTTTTTCAGCGCAATACCAACAGCCGCAACACCAGCAGCAACAGCGGTAGCCGTTCCCATCAGGGATTTTAGCTTAGCACCAAATCCGCCCGTAGACCCTTCCGCCTTTTTTGCGCTATCGTCCACGCCATCAATATCACCCTTGAGTTTTTTCAAATCCCCACTGGCTTTATTCAGGGTGTCAATAACTATTTGTAACCGCGCGTCACTCATGTTGTTCTCGCAATTCGTTTATTTCTCTCACGATTAGCCATGCATCCTCATTTTCCCTGCGCCATTGCGCCATTTCTCCAGCCTTTTTACCTTCAGTTTCGTATATCTTAAAGGCGTTATATACGTTTAGAATCATGCGTATCTTCTGCATAAGTCCGGCAGGCTGATCCAAAATGCCACCTGATACTGGCAGGGCACCATACCTTTCGCATTGAAACGCAAGTTCTAACAGGCGCGGGGACTTAACCTCTTTGTTTTGCGCGTAATCCGCAGCACCTATCAGGATAAAGGGTCAATGTTCAATGCCTCCGCTTGCAATTTGGTGATGCACTCTGAAAGCCAGTAAACCATCCCTGGGGAAAGCCCGTCAACCTCATCTGCTTTTATTACAGGCTCTTCAATCAATCCCTGTTTTGCAAACGCCCTAACGCTGTCACCACGCCACTTGGTCAAGGATAATTCACCCTTGCCTTTCATGGCTTCGTGAAAGTCCTCAAGGTCTTTTTGTGTCAGGTCTTTTAGAACGCACTTACCAAGTTTTTCATGTTCAAATTCCACTTATCACCTCTAGACTAAGCTGTCAATTTCGCTTGTGGTGTCAATCTTCAGCCAGTTACCCATTACTGAATTGTAAACACCATCCAATACCAGGTCATAGGTCATCACGCCGTTGCGATCTTCAAACAACTCTGGGGGGTTTAAACAATGACCAGCAAATTGAATCTGCAATAGTCCGGTAGCGCCGTTTGTGTAGCTAATTTCAACTTGACGCTCAAGGATGTCATTGGTGGCTGCCAGCATAGCGATAACATAATCGTCTGTGGTGCTGTTTAGCTCAAGGGATAACTTCATTTGACCAGACCAGGGCATATCATTCCAGGTCGCTGGGGTGCAATCACCCAAATAACCTCGATATTGCCGGTTAGGATTGATTGTAAGCTCCCAACTGAAAGCAGAGGAGGCGATTGCGGTTGTTCCAACATAACCCGCCCAGGCATCAATAGCAAGCGCAGCCATGCAGCCTGTCATTCTGGTTCCGCTGCGGTCTGAAAGGCTTTGTAACGCCCCTTCAATAACCTTGCCGCCCATCAATGATCCACCCTGAAAGGCTTTGTAACGCCCCTTCAATAACCTTGCCGCCCATCAATGATCCACCCACCTGAACGCCCGTGTTATTGCTTCCAGATAGTACCAGGGATGAAACAGAGGCATCCTGCATTTGCCATACTTCATCGGTTTGACCATATTGCAGGGTCATGAATACCGGCGTTGCTTCGCTTGTCAGGGGAGCTGTATAAGCCCTTGTATAAGGGTCTGATCCGCCAGGGGAGTCGTCCTCACTGAATAGGCTGTCAAGCCAGTAATTTACATCTTCAAAGGTTTCATCAGGCACCTCAAAGGTTGCACTAGATGAATACTTATCCAATACGGTTTGATAAGTTGGGGCCAACGATCCTCTAAGTTGGCTTAGCTGACGTGCCTCAAACTCCGGCTTAAGTTTGAACGTCCCAACATTTTGAAGCTTCGCCGTTGCGGTTGCGACTGCAGTCCCAAAGGCGTTTTGTGCTGCCCTTTGCAGCACGTTGTGTGCATTTAGCATAGTTCACCTCTTATGGTTCTAATTAAATCTAATTGAATTACAAAATTATCCACTAACGACCTCCTTGATTGAAAGCTGACATAGTACCCCAGCATAATAACGACCTGATCCAGAAGGACTAACGACCTCCTTGATTGAAAGCTGACATAGTACCCCAGCATAATAACGACCTGATCCAGAAGGCCACTCATACTCACCGGGGGTCATTGTTACATCCTCTAATGCCGTGTTCGCGTAAGGGCATCTAAAGTCCCTCATGGCATCCAAATATTTTCCACAATAATCCACAAGCTCAGGCGCGAACTCTCGTAAGCCTAACCCCTGCTCACTTGCTTCCCATAACATCAGATCGTTTACTTGCCAAACGATTGTCATGGTTGTTCCTACGGCGATAAACTGCCCCTCACGTCCTTCCCCTGGATCAGCACCTAACGGTAAAAGCAAACGGCACGGCAAGTGCGCTGTTGTTATATTCTCAGGCAGTTCGTCAAGATCATAAACCGTAGGCGTTGTTCCGCTTGTGGTTGTAACAGTCACCGCCTCAAGAGCATTGTAAACATTCCTGATAACGCTCATTGTACCCGCCTTCGATAGTTATCCAGAATACTTTTTACATCCTGTGGTATTGCCGAAGGCATGATCGTTACCCCGTCACCCGTTACCAGAGGTCTATCAATGTCTGCACTTGTGTCCTTTTGACGGTACAGGAAGGCGGCCAACCGGATGCAAGCCTGGATAATGTCATTGGGGGGATTGGTGCTCCAGCCCCAGGACCCTAAAATACTAACCTCGTCATCGCTGTCATCAAACTCCCATGTATAATCTTCGTGTAATCTTATTGCGTACTTCGGCGTTTCATTCCTCGGCTCTAGCCGGTACTGTTCGCTGGTAAGTTCAGTCCCATCGCCATTGGTAAGGGTCGTCACACTCAGCAGGTCGTAACCCCAGAGATATAACCACCGCCCTTCTATGTTATCCGTGTCAAAGTATTTCGTGGCCGTTGTTGCCTCAAACTTACGCCCGGTATAGCTTTCAATGACACCCTGTGCTCGATCAATAAAGCTGTCTATCAAGGAGTCATCAGTTGAAACGCTAATACCGAGGTATTGCTTGACCTCAGAATTGGTTACATAGCTCATTATTTCACCGCCTTTTGTTTGCTGTGCGGCTTGCGTACCACTTTAACTGCTGGTTTGCTCTCAATGAGGTTGAGGTAACCCGCCCTAGCGTACGCCACCGCTTCCTCTTGATCCATTTCGCCTTCAGTACCTTCTTCAAAGTGTCGCGATCTACCTCCGATGTTTGCATTGAAAGTCCTTAATACATATATTTTGACTTTGCCCATACTATCACCTTCTTTCGAGAATGGCCATAAAACAGAACCGTCCGGTTTTATATGCCCACACTCAACATCAAATCTGCATACTTGCTTAAAATTATTCCTCATACAATCAGCGGCTAACGGTAAATCTGGGGAGGGGTGCCCCGTCTCTGTTCGCCTGAAGTCTACAACCTCTAACACCCTGCGATGGATCAGCGTACAGCCAAGCCCGCAGCCAGAACACTCTAACCATCCCTGACGCTTGCCCTTTGCGATCAGCTCAGGAAAAAACTCGATTGACATATCAGCCCACCTGGACTTAACGTCACGGCAACAATTCAATATCGGTTGCTTTTGCCTAAACCTGTAAAGTCCATAAACCACATCGGCGTTTGTATCTAGCATCTTCACAAGCGCATCTTCAGGAATGATCATGTCATGTTCAACGGTTAGAAGGGCATCATACCCACCGCGCAAAGTCTGCTGCCGTGCGTTCCGGTATTGGTATAACGTGTTCTCATGATCCGCCTTGCGATCTCCGGTTATCGGATTGGGGTTATGTGCGCTAATGTTCACGTCAAGCGTCACGCCTTCCGGGACCATAAGATCGCTGATGCAAGCCTGCGTTCTTTTATGCAGGGCAAGCTCCCCGTCTGCGATTTTATAGGTCGGGCAGAACAATAATACTTTCATCCGATCCTCTCAACAAATCCGGCTCTGGCGTATTCGTTCCCGTCATAACAGCTCATTTCCATAATCCGCCCTTGTCTAAACGCTTCCGAATTTCCGTTCAGCAAACCAACAAAGTTAACTAATACCCTATACTTTCCCTTTCCGTTACCACCACCCCAATTCTTGAGATAGCTATTATTTACTGGCGTCATAAAGTCAATCCCGTGTCTTTTCCTAACTATATCGAAGTAATTGCTGTGATAGGGTTTGTGTGATATTTGTGATCCGTCACCTCTATGTGAATAGGCTGCCGTTATTGCCTTGATATGTTTGAAGTGAACGTCATGTTCTGCCAGGGTAATCCAAAGGTCATAATCCTCATGGCTTGGCAACGATTCGTCAAACCAATGCCCCTTAATTATATCACGGTTCAGCATAACATTCATAACATAAAATGGGCAGCCAGCCCACAGCCTATTTTTGGAGTAATCCACTGAAAGGGTCAATCGCACATACGACTCATTTTCCCAACGGTAGGCATCGGTATAAGCCGCCTCAGTTCCCTTGTCTAATTCATCAGACAATATTTGAAAATGAATGGGGAAAAGCACATCATCATCATCCAGGAAACAAATATACTTTCCTTTGGCATGGCGCATCCCTGTATTTCTTGATCCTGCCAGCCCCTTGTTTTCTTCGTGTTCATAATAACTGGCTTTGGGATACTTACCAACAATCTCACTAACGTCTTCGCCAGCGTCATTAACTACTATAATTTCATAATCCTGCATGGTTTGGGCTTGAATCGATCTCAATGCCCTGTCAAGCATTTCAGGTCTGTTATAAGTCGGTACGATTATACTTATTTTAGCCACTTTTTCCAATCCTCAGTAAATAATTCATCAATGCCAAACAGGGTTAGGCTCTCGCCATTTCGTATAACCTATCACCCTAACATCTCGTCAGCTAACTGCTTATGATGCGCTTCGTATCTGAAACGCCAGGCTCCGCTTTGTCCTGTCCTAAAGGTAACGCTTTCATTTTCCCTTCCCATCAGTAGGGCCGCTCCCCTCAATTCCTCAAAGGTATAAACAGCATCAGCCTTCTCTTTCCAGGGCGCAAACCTTTTATACCAATTAGAAACCACGCTGATCGCAGATAATAAAACGTCGCTTTGCTCTGACAACCTTTTTCCGTTGCTCATTACGATATTAAGTTCGTTGTTTTTGTGGCCTAGCATAGTTACATACTCAGTCAGCGATAATGCCACATCTCGCAGATCCCTGCGGATAAATACGTGTCTTATTCCCATTTTATTTAACCAATCCTCAATATATTTGCTGTAAGGAATATGACCCGTACAATCACCGTTAAAGGATTCGATCCGGTCTGCGATTTCCTTTTCTTTTATAAATTCACCCTTGTCATCAA